AGAGTAGCTGAAGAAGTATAAAGAGCTAACTTATATTTATCACCACTTGAGTTTGAAAAATTAGAATCACCCTCTAGTAATAATTTTTTAAAGTTGTTTGCAATTGCTTGTGTTATAGCCATAATTTATTCTCCTATTTACCTATACGAGGAACACCACTTTGATATTCATCTCGTCTTCTTCTTCCCATTTGTTCAATAGAGAAGCCTTCTACCACTTGTTTATACTTTTGTTCGTATAATTGCAAGAGGTCTTGTGGCCCTTTTAGAAAACCATAAGCCTCGACAAGGCATGCATACAGAAGTCCATTGGGAAAGTTTGTACTTATATATGTTGTTGTATTTGTACTCGATAATCCGGGATCTTTCAAGATATAATTTAACTGAATTGTATAAGTTTGATCAGGTGTAGGAGCTACGATAATTCTATTTTTGTCCCACCAGCTATAATATTTTGGTACACCAGTCACAGCAGTTGGATTAAATTCAGACATAAAACTTGTGTCTCTCCATTGTAAGAAATCTCTTTCTTGATTTGTATTTCCATCAGCTAACTCAGAGTCTACAATTTGAGCAGACCTAATAATTAAAGCATCTGTAGGAGCGTCAATAAATCTTGTAGAAGCTATTAAATTTGCCGTTGCATATCTTCTGTTGTTATCAGAATCTATATCTCTAAATATTCTAAATTCAGCATCATTAATAACACCATTTAAAATAGTATCAGATAATACTGTTGATCCAACTTCTGTATAATCTCTGATTTTTTGTAATAATTCTGTGTATGTCATCCTTGTTTAGTATCCAACGGTCCAGCTAAGACTTGAATACCTCCTCCTGTTTCTGTACTCGAAGCATTTGAAACCAAGTTAAACGTATAACTATTTTCTAAAGTTATTGTAGAAGGTTGCCCTGCTTGTTGTTGAGTTGTTTGTATCATAGTTATTGAATAACCACCAACAATAATTGCACCTGAATTATGAGCGCTAGCAGTTGTGTTTTTAGGTAAGACTCCTCTAAATTGTGAGTTAGTTCCTCTTACACATCCTGTTAAATCATTACTTGATTTTCCAGAGTATTGAATAACTTCATTGTTAAAATAAGAATCTCCATCATCTGATACATCTACTTTTTCAATCATAAAAAATCCTGCTGTAGGAAAAGCTGAAGCATCTGTTAAAGAAATAGTTGTGTCAGTTGCAGTTATGTTTGAAGCTAAAGTTGTAGTTAGTTCTAATGTAGATTTTGCTACACCACCAACAGTTTGAGACTTAACTGCTTGAAATCTTACAATGTCATTATTTACTCTTGCACTATTTGGTTCTGATACACTTACTAAAGTTGAACTTGAAGCTGTTGTAAAAGGATCTTCAGGTAAAAAATCTGTAGTTCCAAATTCTGTTCTTGCAGGTCTAGCAGTTTCTAAACCTTGTGGATCAGCAACAAATGGTTTTGGTTCTAACTGTGGTTGCTTACGTTCGTATTCTGAATAATGTACAAACTGACCATTCCATTCTGTAACCATTTCTCTCCACGGAAAAGCTAATCCGCTTCGGTCAGAGATTGCTAAAGCGTGTTTCCCTTTTGCAAACTTTGCCATTAGATCTCCGGATAATAAGTTTTAGGTGATATGTAAACACTAGAAGATGAACCGTCTTCAGCCAATGCTCTTTGTAACTCATCTTCGTAAAGTAATTTCATTTCTTGTGTTCTTTGAGGAGCCTTCTTTTGCGATACATAGTAAGCTAAACCTGCACACATACAAGGTACAAATCTATTAACTACATCTGCTTCGTTAGTATATTTACCTGCGTCTTGTAATCTTTGTAAGTAATAAAAGAAAACATAATCTCCAACTTGAGAAGTGCCTGGAGTTAAATATAAAGTTACTGTAACTCTATCTATAAATCTTTGTACCCAATATTGAGAAGGTTGTCCTGTAGCAGTCTTATTTGAAAATGCTGAATACTGTGATCTGTTTACTTTAGATAGAGGTGAATCTACATTTGCAGCAGTTCTGTAACTAGATTCTAAAAGATCAGAAGCCATGTTTACAAAGTTATTTACAGAATCATTTTGCGCATGAGAAGCAGCTGTTGTATCATCAATTCCTCTATCAGTCACAGCTGACAAAATTAAATTATTACCTGAAATAGAGCTATACTGCATTATTTCATTATTGATTTTTATTTTACCTGAAGCAGGCATCTGGGCCACAGAAGCAACTGGAATAGTTGTAACTGTAGCATTTATTGCAGAAGTTAAAGTAGTGGTAATTCCATCAGAAGCACCATCACTTGGTGATCTATAAATTACATATTCAGTTTGACCATTAACTAAACTAAAAGCATGTTCTCTTACTTGCCAAAAATGAATACCTCTATTGTCCCATTCTTGAAGCATTATATTTAATGATCTTCTAGCTGAACGCAAATCATTACCTGAGTAATCAAAGAAACCTAATCTTTCAAAAGCTTCAGTTCTAATATCGTCGATCGAGAATGATTTCTCGAATGTAGTTGTGCCTGAGAAAGCCAAGTTGCCTCCTACGTGTTACTTCCTCCGCTATGCATTACAGTTACACTGTGAATATGTTCAGTGGTGAATGCAGAGTAAACATCAGTTTTAAATAAAATAGGACCTGGAAAATTAATCACGATGGGATCAGCTTTTGCAGGTGTTCTAACTTTATATTTTATAGTACCTGAAGCTCCTCCATCCCGAAGAACTAAATTGCCAGCAGTTCCTAAACTATCTATGTAAACTCCGTGTACTCTTGTTCTTCCAACTTGAACAGTTGTGCCTTCAGTGTTTACAAATGATGCTTGTAAATCTTGCGATGATCCAAATGTTGACATAATTTTTATCTCCTTAAAATTTATATGTGGGGCCGAAGCCCCACACTAATTATTTATTACGTATCGCTAAATGGTGTAACAATAGTTCCTGATCCTAAGATCAAAGTATTGTGTACCAAGTATTGAGCTGCTTCTAAAGCAGTAACTGTAATTACTGAACCTACGATTCCACCAGTTGTTGTTCCATTCATAGAAAGAACATCATTTGCTGCTGCAGGAAAGAAAGCTTTTTTAGCTCCATCATTCACTGCAATCATAGCTGCGCCTGTGAATTTATCCACACCATCAGTTATGATTTGAACATCAGTTGCTAGTGTATCTATGTAAAACATAAATGTAGCACCAACGTTATTTAGGTTATTGTAATCAGTATCACCTGCTGTTGCTCCATTAGCATTAGTGTTAATGCTTGGTAATGCATAGATACCATCTGCGTCTTGTGAAATTAAAATTCTTCCAGCATGAGCATTTACAGTTAGCGGTAAGCCAGCTGCACCTAAGCCAGTAGAATTAATTGCTTTTGTTACTCCAGGGCCTGTATTTATAAAGCCATTTTTAGAAATGACCGGTCCTGAAAAGGTTGTATTTGCCATAGTATTATTCTCCTAGTTTCCGTTCACATAGTCTCTAGGCCGTCGACTGTACGCGTCTATGTAAACTAATTAAATTATACAGTGAGTTTTTTATACACTAGTTTTTAGTAGAGTGCAAGAGAGCCTGTAGTGTGGAGTGAATTTTTCCAACGATGTAGCTTTTTGTTTAAGTAGCTACGGAAACTTGCGGAGCAGAGTCTTCAACTTTATTACGCATGTGTTCTCTTTGCGCCTCTGCCATCTTAATATGACTTAAAACATCTCGAACTTTTCGATCTATTTTAACCATATTGAGAGTATATCTACCCTCTTTAAGATGCTCTTGCTCCCACTGTAGATCTAGACCCCTCTTTTGTTGGTAAAGGTCCTGTAAGTGTTGCATCATTTTTTCCATCTATAACCTCCTCATAGGTTATTCTGTTCATCCTGTCACTATAAGAGTTTCCAAGATATTCCCAAACTATACTTTTTTCTCCCAACTTGTCAAGTATAGCTTGTTCTAGTGAGGCTGGGTTGTCATTAGCCATAACATTAAATGTAGCGTGATGATCATACGCCCAGATATTTACTAGAAATTTTACCATTATTCTTTCTATCAGTTAATTGTGGCGAGACTATGTCCCGCCACAAAAAATTACGATTAACTTGCTCCTGAAGATCCGAAGATACCTCTATAGTCAGATACACCAAATCTGTATCTTTCTCTAGCTTTGTATCTTACGTTTCCAGTATCAAAATCACCTTCCATTGCTGTTCTAATAGGTGTTCTTTCAAAATACTTCATTCCGTTAGGAACATCAGTAATGAAGAAGTACGCATTAGGATCAGTTAAGAAATTGTTCACTCTGTAACCTTGAGGAACCATTCCCATAGAAACGATTGCATTGATATCGTTATCAGCAGTGCCAGTTCTACCTTGAGACTTCATAAGTCTTTCAGCTTGGAATTGAAGCTCAGAAGGAACGATCATTTTCATTCCTCTAGCAGCAATTTTAAGACCTCTTTCGTCAGTCATTGCAGCGATGTCAATTAAAGACTGCTCCAATGAAGTTTCGTTAAGGTCAGCCTGTGTAGCCAAAGTGTTTGACACAGTTCCAGCGATCGTTGGGTGAGTAGTTGCAAACAAGTTGCTTCCATCTCCAGAAGTGAAACCACCTCCGAAACCATTGATCAGTGGATTTACTGATTTGATTTGTTTAGTATTCGCCATAGATCTAGCTAGCGCTTTTGTATATCTAGACGCAAGTCTATCATACAAGTTGTCCTCAATCGCTTCTTCAGTGATTGCGAACGCAAGCGCAACAGTTTCCATAGTGTATCTAGCTGTGTAAGTCTCTTGAGCATTGTCAAAAGTTACGCCAGAACCTTCAGGTTTAACTGCAGCATTAGCAAAACCAGATAACATAACTTCTTCTTCAAACGCTCTGTCTGAAGTTTCTGTTGTGTAGATCTCAGCATGCTGATTCTCATAACGTTTATATTCCAGTCCGAATAGTGCATTCAGGCCTGGTTCTAGTTCTTTAACTAGTTGTCCTCGTGATATAGCCATGTTTTTTCTCCTATTCTAACTATTATATTCCTGCCGTAGCAGAGTTGTATATGTGTTCGTTAATCATCACAACCCAATTCAAATAACCAGCGCCAACTGTACTGTTGTCGATGTTAGTTGATGGACCTATGATTTTTAACTGACCACTTACTGTTGATAGCGTATTGTCATCTAACATTGAGTTAGAAACAAAGTTCGCTGCAACACCAGCTGAAACAACGATATCCGCATTCATGAATACATCAGTCTGCGCTGAAGCAGTTGATATATCAGTTTGGATTTCGAATCTTTCATACGGGTCGTCACTTACGAATGCTACTATATCAGATGCTGCAACTTGAGCATAGTGATTAGCAAACGTAGGTTTACTTGTATTTGGGTCTGTGTAGAAAACACCATTAAGTGATCCAAGTAATCTGTCTCCAGCTGCAGCTTGTTCGATAGTTCCGCCAGCTACTGGTTTTACAGCATCTTGAAAATAGATAGTAGTCGCATAGTTATTTGCGATACTATATTCACTTAAACCTTGGTTGTCTCTATTTTGACCAACTTTTCCGATCGCTCTTAGACCGAAAGGTTCGTTTTTATTTGCCATAGAGGCCTCCTTATAATGTACCTGCCCTTGCGGGCCTCCAGTACGGGTTTAATTGAACTTTAATGGTTAGGAAATTGTTTAAGATTTCTTTGAGCCACCAAAAGTTACACGAGTCTGTCTATCAATATCGATAGGCATACTTGGGTGCTCTTCCTTCATCAGATCATTATCCAGAGCTTTTTCTTTTTCATTATGCTGTGCTGCATAATATTCTTGTCTCTGTTTAATTATCTCTTCAGGTATCCTAGCGAGCAGTAGGCCGCCAACTCCGATCACTCCTGAGTATTTCCCGTCTTCAATGACTGGAAATTGTGAATCTGGGTATTCATCGGCACGAACTAATTCGTATCCTTCTCTTAACGAGGCAGATACATTTTTCGTATCTTGAAATCCCATTGACTCAGCTCTAATCCATCTATGTTTAAAACCTGATGGAGCAGGTGGTGAATCTAAAGGTGATGGTGGAGTCCAAACTTTTTTATGAGATGTATTTTCTCTTGTTTGACTCGCACGTGAGGTCTTCTTGTCTATTGTATTTTCCATATGCTTATCCCTCCTTCGTGATATTTAATTGTTTCGCATACTCTTCGAGTGGCACACCTAATTTTTTGGCGATAGTAACCTGTGATGGTGTGAGCCTCACAGTTTTGCGACCAGATTTGGTACTTCGCTTCGCCGAAGCTACTGTTTGTACCGGAGCAGGTCGTGTATTTTCTCCCGAACTATTAGTATTACCAAATTTGTGCGGAAATTCAAGTCTTATTCTTTTATCTATTTCAGAATAATACTCATCACTCGATGGGTCAAAACCCTCTGATTCAGTTAACTTTTTATGAAGATCAAAAGCTGTGTAAGTCATAGCTGTATCTTGACCAAACCATGAATTTTTTTCACTCCATGCTTCAGCTTTAGGATCAGGTGAACCTTGTGCTGCTTGTTGTCTTCTTAAATTAACCTCAGGTCTTGCTTGTGGTTGTTTTTCTAGATTCTCTCTAGCGAGTTTTGCTTCTTCAAGTCTAGCTTTTTTAACACCTAATTCAGAGATAGAAGCCATAGCATCTGCTTCAGCGCTTAGATCATTTGCTTCTCTAGCTGCTGCAAGTTTTGCTTTTGCTGCTTCAACACCTGAAGTAATACTTTCTTCAGACACAGAAAGAAAATTAGGTTCTATTTTTTCTAATTTAGCTTCTGTTTGTTTTTTCTCTTTGATAGTTCTTTCAGCGTAAGATAAAGCTTCATCTTTTTGTCTTTCAGCTTCTCTCCACTTCTTAGTTAACTTTGCTATTCTTTTCTGTACACTATCACTGTACTGTTCTAATTCTTCTGTATTTTCTTTCTTGTCATCTAATTTGACTTCTCTTTCATTTTCGTAAGTCTTGTCCTCTTCAACAGGTCTTACAGCCGGGTTTTCTTTTACTTCCGGTTGTTCAACTTCTGCTTGATCTTTTTCTTCAGGTAAATCGACGTCCATTGCTGGACCAGAGGTGTCGATATCAACTGTTTTTTTCACTTCGTCAGTGTCTGGCATAGTATCCTCCTATGTTGTTAATATTGATGAAGTATATCTTCAGGGTTATCGATTTTAGCTAATACTTCATCATCGTTTAGCAATCTAACTTCACCCCCGTCAATTTGTATACGGCTCCCTGCATATCTTGCAAAGACAACCCAATCACCTTTTTTACACCAAGGTCCTTCAGGAAATTTTTCTTTGTCATAACAATGTGGTCCCATTGCTAGAACCAAACCGCATTGAGATGCAACTTGTTGTTTCTCTAAAGTATCTTGTCCTAAAATTAATCCACCTTTAGTTTTTTCATTCATCTTGAAAGGGAGAAGTAACATTCTCCAACCAGTGGGTTGAGGTAATCTATCTGATTCTTTTGATTTTAATCTATCGTAAGTTTTTTGTTCTTTATCTTCTTTTGCTTTATCTTCTTTTTCGTATTTGTCCGCCAAAGCATATTTAATCTTTGGGCTCTCCGAATTTGATAACTGTTCCTTTTTCATCATTGTGCTCCTTCTTGTTTAGCAGGTTAGAGATATCCTGTGATATTTTAAAGTAGGCATGTGCCTGTCCCATCATATACTTATATTTTTCCATATTGTCAACACTGCCCGCAATCATAGCGTCACCAATTTGTTGATAAGATTCTTTCAGTTCTCTCTGTATTTTAGTTATTATTGTTAGCTCGTCCATTTTTCTTTTTTCCTTTCTTTTTGCATTTACACCTTGGTGCGAATAAATTTTCTATCCACGCTGTAGAATTATCTAAAAAAACACAAAATTTTATAATATATTTATCTAACATTTCCATCTTTTCCTAGCTTGTCTTAGTCTTGAATTAGGATCTTTAGCAGCCTTAGGAAATTTTTTCATTTGCCCTGCTGATCTTGCACAATATGATTTACGTCTATTTGCATCTTTAGAACCAGGTTTTACTTTACCTGTCACAGCTGTTTTTAATTTTGATCCAGGATTTTTTCTTCTATAAGCAGCTACACCTTTAGCTGTCATACCTGCTCCAGACTTTGTAGACCTAAAGTTTTTTTTATTTCTTGCAGGCATGTTATCCTGTTTTCTCATGCCTACTTCTTCTTTTTAGGTTTTTTTGCTGTCTTAGCTGCTTTTTTAAAGTTAGCTGCTGTTGGTGCACCTTTAGCTCCAACTTTTCTCATCTTCTCACCACTACCTGCAGCGATTCTCTTTTTTTTAGCATGTATGTTTGCGTAAAGACCACGTTTTGCCATTAGATCAATCCTTTGTAATATTTTTTATAACTAGGGTTACCGACTTCTACTCCACCAAGATCTCCTGAAATATAACTTCCATTATAATCTCTTTGAGCTTGTTTAACCATATCGTTTTCTCC